ACTAAATTCATGGTCCACTCACCATGGAACACAGTAAGCGGAAATTCTGAAGAGTTATCATTGGCTTCTGAAGATTTAAAAGATTTAGAAAACCAATTAATCAACACTTATGTAAAGTGTACAACTACTAGTAAGGCTGGTATTGAAGCAATCGTAAAACAAGAAACTTACTTAACAGATAAGCAAGTTGTAGATTACGGATTTGCATCAAAAATAATCAATGCAACAAAATCTAAGGCAGTTGCCTTTGTTGATAAATCAAATAATAATAACGAAAAATCAAAACTAATGACTGAATTAGGTAAAAAAATTACTGAGTTGAAAAACTGGGCAGTAAAAGCCTTTAACGTTACACCTGAGGAATTGGAAGAAAAAGCCGTAAATCTTGATGGAACACGTGAGGCGGTTGCAATGGAAATTGTGACAGACAAAGGAACATTAACAACCGAATACAGCGATGTTCTTGTTGGTGATTCTGCAACGATTGAGGGTGTAGCTCCTGAAGATGGCGATTATGTTGCTGAAGATGGAACTGTTTTTACAGTAACAGCTGGTGTAATTTCTGCAATCGTATTTCCAGAGGACACAATGGCTGAAGAATTGGCTTCATTGAAAACTCAATTGGAAGAAAAAGAAACAGAATTAGCTTCATTGAAAGCAAAAAATTCTGAGTTGGAAAATGAATCTAAAGAAGCCATGGCTTTAATGGATAAATTATCCAACATCAAAAGCACTCACAGGCCAGAAACACGTGCATACGTGCCAAACGGTAAGAGAAAAAATGGAACTGATGAGCCTACTTCTTATGCTGAAAGAATGAAAGCCAGAGCCGAAAAAAAGTAATTAGTAATTTTTAATACGATAAAAAAATGAGTATTTTTAATACAGGAGCTGTGACTCCATCAGTAGAAGACATTAAGGGTATTAGCGAAGCTTTAAAAGAAGAAGCTTTTAAAATGCCTGGAATTACAGATTTCCAAACGTTAGTTGAGGGAGTTATTGTAAAGAGAAAAATGGTAATCCTTGGAAGGCTTCAAGGAATGATTGGTAAAGGTTCAGGTGGTTGTAATCAAACTGCTGATGCGAACGAATTTGGAGCTGTTGAAAAATTCTTAGATCCTCAAACTGTATCTGCAAGATTGGTACAATGTTATGATGTTCTTGAAGGTAAATTCACAGCATGGGGATTGAAATTCGGAATTGAAGCGGCTGATTTAACTGGAACAGATTTTGCTGATTTCGTAGTTGAATTAATCTTAGTTGCATTAGTTGAGTCAATTTTTCGCCACGCTTGGTTTGGCGATGTTGATGCTGACAATGTAACTGGTGGTGGTGTCATTACTGATGGAATTGATGTTGATTATTTCAATAAAATTGATGGATTTTGGAAACAAATCTTTGCAATTGTAGCAACTGACCCAAATAGAAAAAGTGACGGTTTAGCAACTAAAAATGCTACTGCGTCTTACGCTCTTCAAGAGTTTACAGACACGGACACGACTAATAGAGTTGCAACAAAAGCTTACCAAAACTTAAGATTTGGTGCGGATATGAGATTGCGTGGTAATGCTTCAAAAGTAATTGTTTCAACACAATCTTTGCGTGACCAATTTGAACGTGAGTTGATAGACCAAGGTAAAGTTTACAACATTGAATATATCATGGATGGTATTTCAGTTTTGAAAGAAGGTGGTATTAATATCATTGCATTTGATTTCTTTGATAGAACAATCATTGAGTCATACGATAATGGTACTAAATACTTCTTACCTCATCGTGCTGTGTTGTTAAATCCTGCAAACATGCAAATTGCAACAAATGCAAGTAAGACTTTTTCAGAAGTTGGAGTTGTGTTTGACGATGTAAAAGATGAAGTAATTTTTAAAATGAATTACAAAATCGATGCTAAAATAGGATTTGATCATGAAATTCAAGCAGTGTATTAATACACTGCTATTTTTAACTTTTAATAAAAATTGAAATGAAAAATTTTATAGAAAAAACGTTACACTTTGGATTTATGTTGTTGGCAATTTCTTTGCTAACAGCTGTTTTCACAGTTGCATTTGAAGTTCATCCTTTGATTGGTTTATCAATTACTTTTGGATTGGAAGCGGTGCTTTATTTTGTGTCTAAAAAACTTCCAAAAGCTTCTTTGTACAGTTGTACTGGAATTATTGCTTTAAGTGTATCCACAAATTGTACAACTCCACTTCAAACAGGAACTGAAGATAAGGTTTGGGTAATAAATTATGCCGATTGGAGGAATGCAACCATAACAAGGGATGTAGCGAATAGCACGACAATAACGAATATTGTTTTAACTAATCCAGCATTTTATTGGGAAGGTCGTAACAACTCGAATAAACCGACAGCAAGCCAAATTGACCAAGGCGGTGTTGAAATGTACGAACACGCAATTGATGTGCTTTTATACAATCTTAAAAACGTTACCAAGAAAATGTTGAAAGACATGAAAGGAGGTCGTTATGTTGTAATTTATGAAAACACTTACAAAGATTCTACTGGTGAAAGTGCATTTGAAGTATTAGGTGAAACAGCTGGATTGAAAATTACGACTTTAGAGCGTGATCCAAATTCAACTGATACAAATGGAGCATGGCACGTTATGTTTACAACTCCAAAAAATAAAGAGCCAAATTTACCAAGTTCAATTTTTGATACTAATTATGCCGATACTTTGGCTTTAGTTGAAGGATTACTTGTGTAACTTGAATAGAAAAATTAAACGACCCGATATTGAAAAGTATCGGGTTTTTTAGGCAAATGAAAGCGAGAATAGAAAAAATATTGACCTATGAAGCGACCAAATCAATTTGGAGAAAAGATTTTAAGTCAATTGAATTCAATGAATGCTCAGAATTAAACAGAGAATTATTTGGAATTCCATTAAACAGAGCTGTTAATTGTCAATGTATTGAAGATTTTTTCTTACTTTTGAAAATCAAATTAAAAAATAACAAAATTTTTAACATTATGGAAAAGAAATTTGTAGTAAAAGGTGTTATTATGCACCACGCATTAAGCGATGCATTAACAAAAGATTCTTCTGATGAAGATGTAATTGCTTTTTTGTCTAAAGTTGATGCTCCTGAGAAGCATTTAAAATCGTTTGAAAGATTCCCTTCAGATTGGGAGGAGTTGATTTCTAAAAAATCGAAAGCGAAAAAAGAAGTAGCTCCAAAAGTTGAGAAAACTGAAAAAACTGAAAAAGCGAAAAAAGAAGTTGCTTTAAAAGTTGAAGAAGAAGAAAAACAAATTGAAGAAAACGAAGGAACTCAAGAATAATTTTCTTTAAATGAAAGCTAAATTCACCCCCGAAAAAAGAATTGTCGTAAAACCAAATAAGACGGAACACGTTTTAAATTGGGATATCGACACCGCTTATCCGCAAAACATGATTGATGTACTGAATGATTCAGTTACAGCTATGACTTGTTATCGTATAATGCGAAAATTCGTGATCGGTGGTGGATTTATTGATCCTACATTTTACAAATCGATAATTAATCGAGACGGAGACACTCCAGACAAATTACTCAGAAAAATATTACAAGACGTTTGCATTTTCCAATCAATTGCACTTCATATAAACTTTAATGCCTTGACAAATTGCGTTGAAGTTTATCGAATTCCAATTGAAAATTGCAGAATGGGTTCAGATGAAGAACCAGAATACGAAGGCAAAATTGCAGTTTATTCTGATTGGGCTAAATGTCGTAAAAAAAACATTCGCAAAGAGGATGTTAAATGGTACAACCGATACAATCCGTCACAAGTTTTAAATGAAGTCGCTGAATTGACTGAATATGATGAAAACGGTGATATAATTGTTGATGGTTGGGATGAATACCAAGGTCAAATTCTTTGGTTAACTCCAAATGGTGAATATCCTTTGGCGATTTTTGACGTATCAAAAGAAAATGCCGAAGCAGAAGGTGACTTTAAAAGATTCAACCGAAGTAATGTAAAAAATAATTTTGAAGCATCCCACATTTTGGGTGTTGATGAATTTGAATTAGATGAAAATGGGGATTCACCAGACAGAGAAGCTTTTGAAGAAAATTTAACTGAGTTCCAAGGAGCTGAAGGAAATGGAATTTTAATTGTCGAAAAGAAAAATCCCGAAGATAAACTTGATTTAATCAAAGTTGAAAGACAGGATTATGATGGGGCTTGGGAGAAAACAGAAATTTCAGCAGAAAAAAGCATTCGTAAATCTTTTTTAGTTCCTCCAGCTTTATTTTTAGATACAGCTTCCGGCTTCTCAAATGATGAGATTATTAATGCTATTCAACTGTACAATGAATTAACTTCGGATGAACGATTAATTATTGAAGAAGCTTTTACTTTGATTTTCGAAAATTGGTATAAGGTTATTAATCCAAGCCGTGACTATTCAATTATTGAAAAGAAAGCAACTAAAGTAATTGCACCTGAATATTCTAAGTATGTAACTACAAACGAATACCGTGCAAGTTTAGGTTTGCCAGATGCAGTTGATCAAGAAGCTGAAGTAAAAATGTTAGCCGACACTTTGGGCGTTGGTGGTACGCAAGCTTTGACTTCAATTTTAATTGACCCTACATTAGAGCCTTTGACAAAAAGAGCTACTTTGAAATTATTGTTTAATTTTACTGACGATCAAGTTAAAGAGCTTGTTCCAATAATCGAAACCCGACCATGAAACTAATAGATTTAGCAGATATTCAAAGACTTAAACCTATGTCAATGAATGTAAATGTTGTCAAAGAACTTGATCCGTACATTGAAGAATCACAGGAATTCGATTTAAAACCTATTTTGGGAACTCCTTTCTATTTGGATATTTTAGACAATATTGCAGTTTCAAAATATGTAGCTTTATTGGATGGTCAAACTTACGAATATCAAGGAAAAACATACGAACATAAAGGTTTAAAAACTGTTTTGGTTTATTATTGCTATGCTCGTTTTATTGGAAATGATCAAGAAAAACAAACAGCTTCTGGATTCAGAGTTAAACAAAATGACTATTCAGAACCAGCTTCTGAAAAATCTATTTTGCGTAGAATTAATGAAGCGAGAAGCGCAGCTAATGTGAAGCGTGACGAACTTATTTTATTCCTTGAAAGATTTCCTAATGAATTTCCACTTTTTGAAAGCGTTTGCCAGGCGAAAAGAAATGGTTCTATTCGTATTTCAAAAGTAAGCCGAACAAAAAACAACCATAAAACACGCTACTAATGTATAAGATTTGGACAGTTAACAGCTATTTTTTTTTAGTCATATTAGATGGTAATTTAAAATACAACGGTTTAAAAGATAGCTTTGAATTTCAAAATGTTGGAGCAAATTTTTTTGATTTAATTTATAAAGGAAATCATAAAATTATTGAAGGCGCAAGCTATGAAGATTTTGTTGATATAAATAATGTTGCATTTACAAGTGAACAAGCATTGATTGATTTTTATACAGAAAACGAAACTATTATAATTTCAAATCAAATTGATTTATCTAATTTAGAATCGATTTTAACTGATACAAATGTATTTCTTTATTCAATCGAAACTGATACAACTTCAATTGAAAGTCTAATTGAAAGCTTGCAAAATGATATTAATTCAAATTCTTCAGTAAATCATTCAGATATTTTAAATGTAATTACAGAATTACAAGGGATTGATGAAAACACTAACGATATTGAAGATAAATTGAGTTCAATTATATCAAACACATCTACCAATTCAACAGCTTCAAATCAACAATTAATTTTAAGTGAATTAAAAGCAAAAACCACAACAACTGCAACCACTACAGTAAATTGCACAACAACGAGTGCGAGTGTAATAGTTGCAAATGCAAATAGAAGAAAGGTTATTTTTGAAAATTCTGGAAACCAAAGAATTTATTTAAAATTTGGCGGTGCTTCTAGTGCTTCATCTTATACGATTTCTTTGGCGCAAAATGAAAAATTTCCAGAGTATAATTTTACAGGGCAAGTTTTTGGAATAACTTCTGCAGGAAATTCAAATTTACAAATAACAGAATTAACAGTTTAATAATGGCAAATATTTTAGTTACAAGCGGAACAAACTATATTTCCTTTGATTTAGGGGTTTATGGTACTCCTTTGAATATGTATGAAGTATTACGTTCAAAAACATCTGTTAGCCGAGTTGTAAGACGTTCAGCTTGGGTTGAATATTGGGTTTCAGATAGGCAAGAACCTTATTTACTTCATTTTGAAGAAAATTCAAACAACGCTATGATAGTTGACTCAATAAATGGAAATGAAGTAATTAGCCTTCAAGATTTGTACGACAAAATAAAATCTATTTTAAATACATAGTTTTTATGGTAAAAATTGAACCTATTGGATTAAATGTTAAGATAACATTAGACAACACCACAGTTTATAGTTTACCAAAATCCCAATTCAAGGTAAATAAAAGAGCTAATTCAAATTATGACTTAATTGTTTATAAAATTACAGTTGAATATAATGTACCTTTTTCTGAATTTGTAGATGAAAATGAAGATGCTTTTATTTCAGTTGCTGTATTCGAAAATCTGTATCTTAGAAATGGATCAACTTTTTCTATTTACGAAGCAATCGATTTGAAAGAGCCTTTTATTGAGCCAACAAATGATGAAGAATATTTTAGAGGGAATAAAACTTTCTTTAATTTTTCAAACAAAGTTTTAGCCACATTGTTAACTGGATTAGATGTTGATTTAGATGGTGACATTTCATCAACTGATTCATTAATTCAAGCCTTTGGAAAATTACAAAATTCATTGAATCAAAAAAAACAATTAATAAAACAAAATACCGATATATCACACACGGGAGTTACAACAGAAACTATTATTTTTAATAACGGGTTTATCCCAGCTGGCACGTTTCAAGAAAATGACACGTTTCGATTCAATATCATGTTTGGAGCGAATACAAATAACGCGAACAATAAAACGGGTAGAGTATATATTAATACAACAAATGATTTAAGCGGAAGCCCTATTTTAATAGCTACAAAAACGCTACCGTCTGCGGTAAACGCAACTTGCTTAAGAAACTTAGTTTTTAAAAATTCATTAACTTCGCAACAAATACTAAGACCTTCTGCAAATGCTATAACTGATGAAAATTTAAGCAATGCTGCTGTTGATTTGGTGGCGATTGATTCTACTGTTGACCTATATTTTATAGTCACAGGACAATTAGCAACGGGTACGGATGTAATGGGTATAAGAAGTATAAATAGTAAAATATTAAGGTAATGATATTAGTAAAATTAATAAATGAAAACGGTATTTTAATACCTGAAAGATATTTGACGGATGTAGAATTGAACACCGTAACAAGTACTTTATTTAACGGCATTGACGCAATTTATTACCAAGGCGATGAGCCGATTATAGAAACAACAGAAGAAGAAGTAATAATTACAGAATAATTTAATACATTTGTAACATGGAAAATATCGAAAACCAAAAAGAAGATTTGACTAATTTAGAACGATTAAAAGCAACTTCAAGCCGAAGAAATAGAATTTTAGGTCAATTAAAATCAATTGGCGCTATTGTTTGCGGAACTATTTTAACATTAGGAGTTGTCACAAATCCGATTGGAATAGTAGTACTGAGTGTTGTTGGTGCCGTTTGTGGAAAACAAGCTGTTAGTCACGCTTTAACGGTTGGAGACGGTAAAGATGTAGATTACAATGTTCAAAACAACGATATTCCAAAGTAATGATTATTGATTCTTACACAATTGTTTTAACTGTTTTTGGAATATTAATTTCAATCATCAGTTTTTTTCTTAAAATGGTTTATTCAGATTTTAAGGAAAATAAAAAAGATATGGTTGATTACAGGCAAAAAACCACTGAAGATATTGGTAAATTAAAAGGCAGCATTGAACTTGCACAGCAAGAACACCGATTAAGATATGCTCAAATTGAAGAAAAAACACAATTGGAACTTCAAAACTTAACTTCAAACGTGAATAAGCTCACAAATACAGTTGAAAAATTAATCACTTATAATCAAGAAAAATGAATAAAATAGTAGAAATAGCGAAGTCTTATTTAGGACAAGAAGAAATTTCAGGAAACAAAGGTTTCAAAGATAAATTATTTCAATCTGCTATGGAAAAAGTAGGTTGGTATTTTCGCGCTCCTTGGTGTTTATATTTTTGCCGTTTGGTTTGGAAGGAATCAGGATTTGAAATTAAAAGAGTTTCTGGATCAAGCTTAACAACAATGCTGAATGCTACCAAAGATAAAAATTGGAAGGTCACACCAGTTGTTGGCGCAATTGCGATTTACAGAATGTTTGAAAATGGAAAACCTAAATCACAAGGACACGGGGCAATCGTTGTTTCTGTTTCACCTGACGGTTTGAATTATGAAACTATTGATGGAAACACTACTGATAAAGGCGGACGTGAGGGAATTATGGTTGCTGCAAGGTACAGAAGTTTAAATGATGCTTCTTGGAAGAAGATTGATGGTTTAAGATTAATGGGGTTTGTTCACCCTGTTAAATAAGACTTTATTTTTTACATGGAATAAAAAAGCCGATCATTTAATTATGATCGGCTTTTTAGTTTTATAATACTGGTATAAATTTCTGTTTGACTATGTGTTCTTCAAAATCATGATTGAAAAATTGTTTACCTTTTAAATAAGCTTTCAAATGCGCTTTTTTAAATCTGTTTTCTGGTGAATTTTTAGAAGTTGGCATTTCGCCTAAAAAAATCCTTTTTCTTTTTACTTTTGTTTCCATGTTTAAAATTTTAATTGTTTATTTTAAGAGTTCAAATATAAACATAAATTTCAATTAAACAAAAATCCCCAATAAATTAATATCGGGGATTGATGAAACATTAAAAATTAAATACAAAAGTAATTCAAAATGCAAATATAGAATTAATTTTGTAACAATTCTAGATTTTCGTGAATATTTCCAATTACTTCAATGATTTTATGATTCAAATTATAAACCCAAACTCCACCTTGAATTGTTTTTAACACAAAACTTGATTGATGATAACTTACAATGTAAACAGTATCATCATTTGTTATTCTAGCAAAATCACCATCATAAATCTCTTTACCATTTTTATCAGTTAATCCAATACAAAATTCAAATTTGCTCGTTTTGTTTCTTGTTTCGTACTGAGTGAATTTTTCAATTGTATTATCTTCATACAAATCAATGAAGTAATATTCACCTTTCCAGAAGTATCTTAGTTTTTTCATAGTTATTTAAAATTTTTTCTTTAAAACTTATAACAGTCAATAAGACGAGACTAAAGCCGTCGCTTATTTTGGTGTTATAGCCAATTACGTACATATTCGAGGTGGCTATAACACACGATAAGCAAAATAATTAAGGCTTAGATTCGTGTTTCAATTCCAATTCTTCTCTTGTCAATGCAAAGTAAAGATTTTGTAATTCGTGAACATATCTTATAGGTTCGCATTTATTTTTAGTGGCTGAACCCAATTCTTCGGGGTATAGTTTAAATATCCATCCATCCTCATCTCCTTTGTCGTCATAGTTTTGTTTGAACATAACGATTGTGTTTATATCAATGTAGTCGAAATGGTGTCTTTTAAACCCTAATTCAGTAAACCAATATTCGTTTAATGGTATTGGAGAATATCCACTTTTTGTTTCATCAATGTATTTTAAAATACCAATATCTAAAATATGAGTTCCACCTCTTGAATTTCCTTTTACTAAATTCCCTATTCTCAAATCTTTACTTTGCATAATTTTACTTTTTTAATTAATATTTCGTTCCAAGTCGCCTTAATTTCTTCGCTTATCGTCTTTCGTTATGTGTAATTGCTATCATTCCGTTCCAATTGAAGTTTCCGTTGAAAAAGAATTAGAAAAAAGCCCACCGCACAAAGAAGAAATACGATTTTGTGAAGTTTCGTAATAGCTTTTATCAAGTTCAAATCCAATATAATTCCGCTTAGTTTCCATACAGGCAATAGCAGTTGAGCCACTTCCAATAAAGCAATCTAAAACTGTTGCATTTTCTTTTGTAAGCCCATCAATCAGTTTCATTAATAGTTTTACTGGCTTTTCTGCTCCGTGATGCTCTTTCGTTAGTGTTTCTTTTATTACAGTTGGTATGTGGCTCATATTAGTTTTATTCAACTCAATACTTCCTCTATTTGCATAAAACACAAGTTCGTGCTGTTTCCTAAAAGGGTTTCCCATTCCAATCCTGCCCTTGTCCCAAATCACTAAATTCTTTTGTTGCCATTCATAAAACAATCCCATTAAAACAGCACTATAGATATCATCGCAGAAAATCAAAACAGGTGCATTTGGTTTTAATATTCGTTCCCATTCTTTTTTGATTTCAGCAAAGTAAAATTCTTGTATTGCTAAATCTGATAACCTATTTACTTTTTGCCTTCCAAATGCGTGAACAGTTGGAGATGTGTATGGTGGGTCAGTTAGCACCATATCAATACTTGCAGATGGTATTTTCTTCATACCTTCAATGCAATCTTCGTTGTATATTTTATTTAATTCCATCGCTTCTTTTTTCTAATTCTTTTTTATTCGTTTTCAATTTAAGTTCCTGCTAAATAACCGCAACTACACATAACAGCACACTTGCGCCATTCTTCCACGCTAAAGCCGACACACAACGGACGCAAGTCTGCAAAACGTTATAAGTCAACTAAAAACCGTGTCGTTTCAAACATTCTTTACAGCTTGACAAGTGCATAATAGCATCATTCTTATATTGAACTAGCTGATGATTGTCTATACTAAAATAAGTACTATTTGTATCAATGCAAACTTGACTTTCTTTAAATTCGATTTGGCTTTCGGTCAAAGGAATTATTTTTTTCTGAGTTTTCACTTTTTCGGTACAGCCCGAAAAGGATAAAGCCATTGATACAATCACACCTAAAAGTATAAGAAATGACAAAGTAATTGTTAAATCACCAAATAAATCGTTATCACGTTTACTGTAATTCGGTTGTTTTGTTTTTTTTCTCATTTTCATAAAGTTCATTAATTTTTTTTTTAGCTTCTGTTTTTATTCTTTCTTCAGTAAGAGTTTTTATTACTGACTTCCTTACTCCTAATTGGATGAATTTAATTTTATCATCTATTTTTTTCCTACCCATATAATTAATTTTTTGACAAATATAAAAATAATTTCAATAAAAATATAATTATATTAAAAAAAGTTTTTATCTTTGTGCACAACAAATAATTTAATTATGAAAAAAGTAATCTTAAAATCACTAATTCTGAAGAATTTCAGAAGAGCAGAAAACGTAAAAATTGAATTTGATTCTGAATACACGGATATTTCAGGAGAAAATGAAACAGGAAAGACAACCATCTATGACGGGTTTTCTTGGTTATTGTACAACAAGAATTCTAAAAGCCAATCAGACTTTAATATTAAAAGGTTGGATAAGAATAACAAGGTTATTCACAACCTAGATCATGAAGTTACTGGTATTTTAATTATCGATGGTGAAGAAAAAACCCTTAAAAAAGTATTGCGTGAAGATTGGACTAAAAAAAGAGGTTCTGAAACAACTGAGTTAACAGGACACACAACTACTTATTCTATTGATGATGTGCCAAAATCAGCAACCGAATATAAAAGTTTTGTTAATTCAATCCTAAATGAAGAACTTTCTAAAATGATTACCAACCCACTTTATTTCAATGATGTTATGAAATGGGAAGAAAGAAGAAAGGTTTTACAAATGATGGCTGGAACAATTACAAGTCAAGATATTTTACCTGAAATTGAAGGAAACAAATCTGAATTGATTCAATTGCTCAGTGAAGGTAAAAACCTTGCGGATGAGAAAAAAAGATTGGCATCTAAAAGAAAAACTATCAAAGAAGAATTGGATTTGATTCCTTCCAGATTAGATGAAAATTTGAGAAACATTCCTGAAGAAAAAAACTGGGAAGAAATCGAATCTGAAATTGATTCTAAGAAAAAAAGAATTGATGAACTTGAAGAAAAAATAGAAAATAAATCTTCGGGTCAAATTGAGTTACAAAATGAAATTTCCAGAAAAGAAAAAGAAAAGTTTGAACTTGAACAACGTTTAAGAATGTTGAAAAACGATGCTTTAATTTCTGCAAATAGAGAAATAAACGAAATCAAAGTTCAAATTTCATCTTTGGAAAATGAAAAAAAATCAAAAGGTTCTGAATTAGAATCTATTCAAGGACTTATTCAATCAACAAAAAAAGATATTGCTTCTTTTAAGGAAATTAAAGACGATTTGAGCGCACAATGGGATAAAGTCAACGCTGAAGTTTTTAAAATGGATGCAGAAAAATCTTGTTGTCCTTCTTGTAAAAGACCTTTAGAAAATGCACTTGATATTGAAGCTGAATTAAGAGACAATTTCATAAAATCTGTTAACAGTAGAAAAAACGACATCAACGAAAGAGGCGTTTCTTATGCTGAAAAAATCAAAAAAGCTGAAGCCATAATAAAAAATTTGGAAAAAGATGAAATTGAAGTTAAATCAAAAATTGTTGATATTGAAAACGATTTAAAAGAATTACTTAAAAAGGATCTAAGCGAAAAAACAGATGTTGAATTTTCAAAAGAAATGATTTATTTATCAAATGAGATTGCTAAATTCAAAATCCCTGAATTAATTCCAGTTGACACTTCAGAACTTAAGGAAGAAAAAAGATCACTTCAAAATGAAATCGAAAGCCTAACAACCGAACTTGCTGGAAAACTTACAATACAAAAAGCAAAAGAAAGACAAGAAGAATTGAAAAACTCACAGCGCTCAATGTCTTCTGAAATTGCCAACATTGAATCAGTTGAAATGCAAATTGAAAAATATACTAAAGCTGAAATGGAACTTGTTGAATCAAGAATAAATTCTAAATTTAGAGTTGTTAAATTCAAAATGTTCGAAACTCAATTGAATGGCGGTGAAGCCCCAACTTGTATTTGCATGATTGATGGAGTGCCTTACAAAGATTTAAACAAAGGCGGTGAAATAAGAGCTGGAATTGATATTGTAAACGCTTTACAGAATTATTTCCAAATAAGCGCACCAGTTTTTATTGACAATAAGGAAGCGTTAACTTCGCGCGAACAAATGAACTTTCAAGCAATTGCACTTTCTGCTCTAGAAGGACAAAAAACACTTAAAGTAGTTCACGGATAATTAATTAATTTATAAATTTAAAACTTAAAAAATGAGTACACAAAATGCACCAGCAATCACACAGCCACAAATAGAACAACTTTCACCTTCAGAAAGATTTACTAAAGCTGTAGTAAAAGAATTTGAATCTAAAAATGGTCAAACCGATTTAACAGAGTTTCAAAAAAGGTTAATTCAAAACTATTTTGTAAAATTGGATTCTGTTTTGAAAGAAGCCGAACGTAAAAGAATGCTTAAAAAAGAAGCAAACCGTGACGCTGTTTCTCTAACATGGGATAATATAAACATTCCAGATTTAGCAGAAAAAACAGTTGTGTTTACTAGAGTTGGTTTAGATCCAAACTTACCAAATCATCTTAACCTCATCCCGTATAAAAACAATTCTACTGGAAAATATGACATTGGATTCATTCAAGGTTACAGAGGTCTTGAAATTAAAGCAAAAAAATACGGTCTTGATCAAATTGAAGATGTAGTTGTTGAGGTGGTTTATGAAAACGATATTTTCAAACCAATCAAAAAAGGTCAAGGAATTTCTGTAGAAACTTATATCTTTGAAATTAAAGAACCTTTTAACCGTGGAAAAATTATTGGCGGTTTTTATTATCAAGTTTTTGAAGATGAAAGAAAAAATAAACTCAGAACATTTTCATTGACTGATATTGAAAAAAGAAAACCAGCTTACGCTTCACCTGAATTTTGGGGTGGTGAAAAAGATGTTTGGGAAAATGGTCAGAAAAAAGGAAAAGAAGTTGTTGAAGGTTGGTTTGATGAAATGGTTTACAAAACAATTTACAGAGCTGCATACAATGACATTACTCTTGATGCTCAAAAAATTGATGATGTTATTTCTTTTATTTTAAAAATTGAAAATGAAGAAAGAATTTTACCTTCATATTCCGAACAAACAAAAGAAGAAGTTAAAAGGGAAATTTCACAGGAAGCAAATACTGAAACAATTAGTTTTACAGATGTAACTGAAAAAGCTGAAGTTGTACAATCATCAAAAGCTAAAGAAAAAGAAGTTGCGCAAGCAAAAGAACCTGAAATTAAAAAGAGTTTCTAAATGGTATTAACAGTAATTGGTAGTGGTTCAAGTGGGAACTGCTACCTTCTTCAATCAGAAGATGAGGTTTTAATAATCGAATGTGGTGTTTCTTTTAAGGAAATAAAGAAAGGTTTGAATCTACCTTTGTCTTCAGTGGTTGGATGCTTAGTTTCGCATGAACACCAGGATCATTCAAAATCAATGAAGGAATTAATTAAAAATGGTATTGACGTTTTTTCAAGCAATGGAACTTTTCAAGCCATGGGTATAAATGCAGACAATGATTTTGTTTTATTATCTCATCACCGCCAAAAAGTAGGTTCATTTGGAATATTGCCTTTTAATATTCAGCATGATTGCGTAGAACCTTTAGGTTTTTTAATTCATCATCCCGAAATGGGGCTTTGCTTATTTGCAACAGACACTTATTATTTGAAATATACTTTTCCAGGTTTAAATCAAATAATCATTGAAGCAAACTATTGTGAAGATATTGTTGCCGAAAAAAAGAAAAAAGGCACTCATCAATTTGCAGATGATAGAGTAATAAAATCTCACATGAGTATTCAGAATTGCGGAAAAATGCTCGAAGCAAATGATTTAACAAGTGTAAACAATATTGTATTAATCCATTTGAGCGACAGAAACAGCCACGAAATAAGATTTAAACAAGAAGTTGAACAACTTACGGGAAAAAATGTTCACATAGCTTTAAAAGGCTTAGAAATAGATTTTAATTTAAAACCTTTTTGAAATGATTATGAAACTAGGAGACAAAATAAAAACGAAAGACCACGGTTGGGGAATTATTACCCATATTGACGAAAACGGTTATGAAGTATCTTTTTTGAATCATAAAAAAATATACCAACATAGTAACTTTGAAGTTTACTTTGCCTGTGTAATTTGGGCTTTAGCGTTTGTTTTATTTTTATACATTATATTATGACAGAAATAGAATTTTTTGTAAATCAAAACATGATTGCATCCGGATTAAATTCACCTGAAGCATTCATAAGAGAACACGACTTGAGAAGCCATTTAAGAAATACTGATTTAGTTTTGCTTAGGTATGAAATCATGTACAGGCTTGTGGAAAATAAACACACATCTTTACTTAGTTTGGTTCAAATTGGAAAGATGTTCGATAAAAATCACAGCACCGTAATTCATGCACACAAAGAAGTAATAAAATTGCGTGAAATTAAAGATGCTCTTTACCTGAAGATGCTTGAAAAGTACGAAGAAGAAATAAACACAATTAAATTTTAGACAAATGAAAAAAGACCAACAAATACAAGATTATAAACCGCAATTGTTTAACGATCATTTTCAAAATTATAAAAGTTACGGAATACCTAAAGCGCAATTAATTATTGCGGATATTCCTTACAACCTTGGGAACAATGCATACGCTTCAAATCCAGCTTGGTATAAAGACGGTGATAATGCAAACGGTGAAAGTGAATTAGCTGGAAAATCTTTTTTTGATACAGATAAAGATTTTAGAATATCAGAGTTTTTGCATTTTTGCAGTACATTGATGAAAAAAGAGCCAAAAGAAACAGGACAAGCGCCATGTATGATTGTTTTTTGTGCATTTGAACAACAATTTGAACTTATTGAAAAAGCAAAGAAATACGGTTTAAATAAATACATAAATTTAGTATTTAGAAAAAACTTTTCAGCACAAGTTTTAAAAGCAAATATGCGAGTTGTTGGTAATTGTGAATATGCTGTATTACTTTATCGTGAAAAGTTACCAAAATTCAACAACCATGGAAAAATGATATTTAATTGTTTTGATTGGACTAAAGACACGGAGACAGAAAAAGTACACCCGACACAAAAGCCCGTTAAATTATTAGAACATTTGATTGAAATTTTTACAGATAAAGGTGATGTTGTGATAGATCCATGCGCAGGAAGTGGAAGTACTTTATTAGCCGCTGCACAATGTGACAGAAAAGCATACGGATTTGAGATAAAAAAGGACTTTTTTAAATTAGCAAATGAAAAGGTATTAAGTCGAATTCAAAAAAAATTATTCTAAAACAAAAAAGCCATCCTTTAAATTTAAAATTTAACTGACAAAATTAACTAAAATTTAGTGAGTGCTGAATTGATGGTATAGGCGCTCGCTTTTTAAAACTATTTAAAATGACAAATTTCGATCAATACGATAAAGATAATCCACACATTTGGGCGTTATTCGTTCACTATTCAAGTGCAGCAAAGAGAAAAGGTTTTAAAAGATACGGTGCTAAGTCTATTTTTGAAATAATCCGATTTCACACACCACCCAATAAAGGAGAACCTTTTAAAGTAAACAACAACTTCACAGCTGACTATGCCCGAAAAATGGAGCGTGAATTTCCAGACTTTGAAGGATTCTTTGAAAAAAGAAAGTTAAAAAGTGTACGAGTTAAGAAATAATTTGTATATTTGCTTTATCAAAATGACGTGGAACTCATAAGATTTTTAATTATAAAACCCTTGTTTAGTGATTGCCGTTCCACGTGGCTAACTAGATGAGGGTTTTTATTTTATATCAACTAAAATGGCAAAAATTCATGAATTAAAAATTTTACCAGCGTACTTCAATGCTGTAAAAAATGGATTAAAAAAATTTGAAATTAGATTTAATGATCGTGACTTCAAATTAAATGATGAAATTATCCTCAAAGAATGGGATGCAAAAAAAGAAAAATTTACTGGTCGTATTTTGCATAGAAAAATTACATACTTCTTTGATGGATTTGGAATTGAAAAAGGATATTGTATTTTGTCGCTAGAAAACATTTAATCATGGCTGAAAATAAAAAATCATTTATTTTGTATGCAGATTTATTAAAAACTGTATCAAAACTTCCAAAAGATAAAGCTGGTGAATTGTTTTTAATTATACTTGAATACGTAAATGATTTAAACCCAGAAGTTAATGATTTGTTGTTAGAAATAGCCTTTGAACCTATTAAAAATCAACTCAAAAGGGATTTATCTAAATGGGAGAATTTAAGAGAAAAACGGTCTGAAGCTGGAAAAGCAAGTGCCGAAAAAAGGAAACAAAATCCAACAAATTCAACAAGTGTTGAAAGTGTTCAACAAAGCTCAACAAATTCAACTGTTAATGTAAATGCTAATGTTACTGTTAATGATACTGTAAATGATATTCTTTTAGAAAAAGAAACAAAAGAAATTAAAAAAGGTAAATCTTTAAGTTTAAATCCAAAAAAAGAAAGTATTGAAACTCGAAAATTGATTTTCAAAATGGAAGTTTCAAGTTTTGCAGAAAAATACGGAATTGGATTAATTGAAAATTTCTACAACTACTGGTCTGAGTTGACAATGGATAAAAACAAAATGCGTTTTGAAATTCAAAAAACTTGGGAAACAAATTTAAGATTAGCCACTTGGGCAAAAAATGATAAAAACTTTAACAATGGAAGAACACAACAACCAATTCCAGGTGCAACAAGCACACCAAGGAAACTTACAATTGACGAAAGACTCCTTGAAGGACACCGAAGATTTTCAGAATACCTTGATGAACAAGTTAATAGCGACCAGACTTGACGTAAGGAAGGATGATTTAAAAGCATTGAAGGGAAAAAAATTCAAAGAGCAT